CTTTCAGTCATAACACACTCTTGTAGGGGATCTTTCGATCCCCTTTGTAAATTAATCAACCCGAACAGGCTGCGCAGACTTCTTCTTTGCCCGAAACGGACTCACCTTCTTTGATGGTACGCACGTAGTAAACGCATTTATTCTCGTTTACCCATGATTCTTCGTACACATCCCATACCCATTTAGCATCAACACCCGGTAGGTTCATGTTGATTACAAATTCAGCCGAGATACCAGTATCAACAAAGCGTTGCAGACCACGAATCGTCTTGGTCAATTCGGCAGGGTAATACGTTCCGATACCACGCGAATAGTTCAGCGGGTTTTCTTTGATATGCATTGCATATACAGGCGCTTTACCGTCTTTGTTGTCTTCATAGAAGAACCCAGCGTAAACAGGCATTGGACCAGCAGCCGCATCCATGAACATCGAAGAACTTGTATTAGGAGCCGGGGATGTCAATTGACTGTTGCGGATACCGTGTAGGTCAATTTGAACTTGTACCGCATCCCAAGTACCCGGTGGTAGTTGACTGTATTTCGTAAAATGGCGTGTCATTTCGCCGGTATCCCACATCGAACCTTTGAAGGCTGGATATGCACCACGTTCTTTAGCTAGCTCAATACTTTCCAATACACAGCCATATTCGATCAACTCTGCAACTTGCATTGCAAACTTTTCATCTGTATATGGTTTGTTGAACTTGGCGAAAATATCATGCAGACCTTGGATACCAACACCAATGGTTCTGTATTTCTGATTGTGGACCTTACTAATCTCAACCGGAGGTCTGGTTAGCTCGATACCATTATCAAGGATTCGGGTAGCGATTCTGGCTTGCACCACCAATTCATCCAGAGAATCCATCCGCCCAACAACAATACTTGCAAGGTTACAGGTATGGCCTTCTACATCCGCTTCAATATTTGAATAGGATTCAACACAAAGGTTTGCACACTTAATCATGCCGCAGTGTTTGTTTGGGTTCATACGGTTTACGGTATCGGTCCAGAATACATACGGCATTCCAGTCTCAACTACAACTTGTAAAAACTTAATCCATAGTTCTTTGGCGTTATACACCCGAACAACTTTCAGTAAACCGTTCTGATAAGCTTCCACACATTTAGCGTAGGCAGATTCGAATTCATCACCCCAGATGTTATAGAGTTTGATCCCTAGTTTATCTTCAACTTCGTGTGGGCAGAACGTATGCCAATCTTGGTCAGGGTTGTTTTTCAATCGCATGAAAATATCATTGACACAAACTTGTGGTTTGATGTCGTAACATTTCTGGCGAGGGTCACCGGCTTCTGTTTGAAGGTCAAGGAACCCGGAAATATCCGCGTGCCACATCGGTAGAGCTACAGTAATTGCACCAGCACGTTTTCCGGCTTGGTTAACAGTTACTGCTACGGTATTAAGGAACTTGATCCAGCCGAATACACCACCGGCTTTGCCATCAGAACCCATCAGGTCGCTTCCTAGGGCACGAACTCTACCCATGAATACGCCCATACCACCACCAAGCTTAGATATCGTTGCACAGCGTTTAACGTTGTCCATGATCGAATCTAAGTTGTCATTCATTTCCAGAATGAAACAGGAACTGATATTACCATTTTGACGCAAGTTACTAAGCCACGGTGTTGCTTGAGAAATCTTCCTGTTTGATAATGATTCGTAAACAGTCTTGGTAAATTCTAACTTAGTTTCAGGAGATTCGATTGACCCAATGATCATAGAGTTAGCCATAAACATATGCTGAATCAATTCATTCTTCTGGAGATACTTACCTTCGGCAGTCGATACCGATGCATAACTATGGTTCATATCACGTTCGGGTACTAAGTGGGAATCCAAAATTTCCAACTCAGGCTGAGAGAATGCATACAAGCCGGGATGTGAATATTCCCCTAATTGCAGCATTTCATCCATGTATTCGTCAAAATCTAAGTCGTAGTTCTTTGTATCTGCCCAACGCCCCATCGTTTTCAGTCTACCGGCAACTAAAGCCCATTCGGGTTCTTCTGGGGTAGCGAGGATGATTGCATGGTGAATAAGGTTTTGGTTAATCTGCTTGGTGGTAATACCATCAAAAATGAATTCATCGAACTTGGACTCAAGGACTAGTGGATTTACTTCCAATTCGTCACATGCTAGTTCGATTGCTTCTTTGATCTTTACCACGTCATACGGTTCTCTTTTACCGCTTCTCTTTACAACGTGAATTACTTTGGACATTGATATTCTTATCTTAAAACAGGAACCCCGCCAATCGGGGTTCCAAAAACTGGTTTTCTATTTATAGCAGTGATTGTCCTTATACTGCCATTGGTGCGGTTAATGCTGGGTGATGCTCATACCCAATCAACAAGAAGTCATCAACTTTTGCGTTCTCGAAGTCTTCCAGAGTTTGAAGGTCTGGATTAATCCAAAGCTTCGGCGGCTCTTTTGGTTCCCGGCTAATCTGTTCACGAACTTGGTCAATATGGTTTTTATAGATATGCGTGTCACCTAGTTGACCGGTCAGGTAACGCGGTTTCTTGCCTAGAATTCGTGCAAAGATCGCTTGTAACAGTGCATATGACGCAATATTGAAAGGCAGACCCAAGAAGGTATCAACACTTCGTTGTGTCCAGAGCAGATCAATATAATCACCGGTAATACGGATTTGGAAACCGTAGTGACATGGTGGTAGGGTCATCAAATGTTGTTTCTCTGGGTTCCAAGCACTGACGATCAGGCGACGGCATTCCGGGTTAGTCTTAGCTCGCTCAAGCAAGCTTTTAACTTGGTCGATATGACGCTCATAGTAGGTATCACCATGATAAGTGTCATCGCCTAGCTTACGGTAGCCCAGAGCTTCTAAAGCTTCCCCAGAGTCATCATAGGAATCTGTATACACGATATCAAAACGGTTACGCCACTGACCACCATACACCGGCCCAAGCTCACCATTGGTATATCCAAGAGCTTTACCCTGTGCTTCGTAATTGGCATCCCAAATGGTTTTCTTCGCCATATTGAACCTGTTTTCTTCACCGTATAGCAAAGCCCGCAGTTCGTTGACGTTGGTTGAACCTTTGAGGAACATCAACAGTTCTGATACAACCGATTTCCATGCTAGTTTTTTGGTTGTTACACCAGAAAAGCCTTCGGTCTGATCAAATTTGAGTTGTTCACCGAAAATGGCAAGAGTGCCCACACCGGTACGATCCACCACCGTTTCACCGGTATTGAGAATTTTAATTAACAGTTGGATATATGGGGTCATTGGATAATCTTTTGATAGATTTCATAGAGAATTCCGGGAGTATCCTCGGATTCAGGAAGGTGGCTAGATTCAATCAGTTTGTAGGCTTGTTGACAAAGTAGTCGGCAACTGAACATTACATCCCCATCATATTCTTGTTGAATAAGGGTTGAGTAAATTCGGTCGCATAAAAACATGTATTGCACATAAACCTGCATGCCGCCGACGATGACAATATCTTTGCCGGGGTATTTTGATTGGAGTGTAGCGAGTACATCTTCAGGATCACCAGCAACTGTAAGGTCTGCGCCTTCAATTTCTTTACTGCTGATAACCACATTAATTCGGTTGGGGAGTTTACGGCCAATAGATTCCCAAGTCTTACGGCCCATCAAGATAACTTTCTCACTGGTGTGTTTTTGAAACCAAGCCATATCAGATTTAACATGACCCCACGGTAACCCACCATTCATGCCTATGAAGTGATTAAGGCATGTTGCATAAATCATTTGAATCATAATATTCCCGTAAAGGATAGGGGCTTTCGCCCCTGATCACAATTATTCGCCCAGAGAATCCAAGAAACCTTGGATGTCGTCGATGTCATCACTAGCCGACCCACTCGATTTGGTATCGGTGTCAAACGGCAGTGTTTCGTCTTCTACAACTTTACCTTTTGGGTTCTCGTAAACCTTGGTCGGCGATTCTTCGCGAGCTTCACGAACTTCGCGTTCACCGGTAGTTTCTTTACGAGCGGCAGTACCGCCTGTTGCACGGGCATAGGACTTGTCAAGGTCTGCTTTCGACTTGAATTGCTTTTCAGCAACAATCGGTTTCAGCGGATGCATTGCAGCCCAAGCTTTGTTCAGTTTTTCTTCATCGCCGCCGAACAGCTCAGAAGTCTGGCTAACGAATTTCGAATCGTCGTAGTTCTGGAAGCCGGATACTTTCTTGGCTTTCAGAAGGAAGTTCGCACCTTCGTAAACATCAGTTACCAGAATTGGGCTTTCTTCGTCCAGTTCAGGGTTCAAAGCAGCTTCGATTTTCTCGAAGATTTTTTTACCGAAACGGAATTTGAAAGTACCACCAACAGCTTCGGGATTCGCTTCATCTTTGACAACAACGATGTTTGCCCAGTAGGACAGTTTACGGCTGCGCGAAGATGCAAGGTCTTTCATTTCTTTGTTGGTTTTACCAGCTTCAAAAAGAGGACCGTTGGTAGAACACACTGGGCAGTCATCGTATGGCTTACCGATGGTAGTCGGGCAGTTTTCGATGTACCACTTGTTGGTCTTCGGATCTTTGAAACTGTGGGAATACATTTTGACGAATGGAATTACTTCCTCGCCTTCGCCAGTTGCTGGCAGGAATCGAATGACCGCCGAGCCATTACCTGCTTTATCAACAGTCATGGTCCATTCTGTAGGGTCTTTCTCAAACTTCTGGGAACCGGACAGTTCTTTCAGTTGTTCTTGAAGTTGGGCGGCAGATTTTTGATTACGCTTGAACATTCGTTAAATTCTCGTTTGTTTAATTTGTTTAGATTTGATTATTTGTTTAGTTTTGCTTCGGCCACTCATGTGGCATAGTATTTATATCAGTCAAAAAATCAGATAATGTCCGAAAGTCTTTCCAAAGATCATCTAGTTCAAGATATTCAAACTCATATGCCACCAAAAAACTGGAATCGACCAGTAGTTCAATATACAAGAAGCTTTCTTTGGCGTAGATGTCATGAACTTTGGTGGGATTAAATCTGAATGGGGTCTGACAAGTTCCTAAGCAAATGTTAACTACATGCGGATTTAACAACATTCGACAATATCTTTTTATCAATACAGAACAACATACTGTATTTGTGAATTTTCCAAGATATCCCACCATAAACGATTGAATTTTGTCTATGAAGGAACGGTGATATGGCATCTAACAGCACCGCAAACTCAATCGGATACACTTTCTGTTGCAATTGATTGAATATCCAAGGGGTCTGGCCTGTTAGTGAATCGGCAAACTTCATATCCTTATTATGCAACGAAATGAGGTATGATCTAAACAGATTGCCGAATTTATTTTCGGCATCCTCGATAAACCCACGGGCTTCCAAGAATCTTGATTCCGACTCATCGTTTAAAATGTCTCGAATCCACCCGGTATTAAGACCAATTCGACCAAACAACAACGGCCAATCCTCACGGGTATAGCGCCTTGCGATCTTCTCGAATAGGAATTTGTCTGGGTATGAATCGGGGGTATGATCTTTGCTGATATACCCGCGCCATCTATATTTTGATGCATCGTATTTCTGTGTGGTCAGATGCGTAGTGATCGCCTTGTACAGACGATATGCTTCAAACCCGTTGCGATATCCAGTCGGGATCGAAGTGGGATCTAAATGAATCAAACTGGACATCAGTATTCCATCAAATAAAGTCGGTTAGCGGATTAGACCCAGCCGATTTTCCACGCAAAGTGTTTTCTCGAACTGCTTCAATTTCGATCTTTTGTTTAAGGGATTCGGAAATGTATTTTGAGATTCGATCTTCATCAATTTCCTGTTGGTCTGCAATTTCTAAACACGCCTGAATATAGCTGCATGCTGTATCACGGGCGTGAATTTCAACTGCTGTACTGAACTGAATGATTTTACTCATCGGCTTCGTCATCATTCAGCGGGGTAGGGCCGTCCGGGAAAACCTTGTCGAACAATGCGTTCTGGTTTTCACGCTTGGCTGTCACGGCTTCTTTGTCCTGACGATGGTAACGGTTTACCAGATCGTTGAAGTCGGATTTCTTGATATTGAATTCTTCCTTGACCATCGCACTAATACCGTTTCGAACATCTTTTTCGGCATCGGAACGCATCAGGGATTTAGCCGCTTCTTTGGCAGCATCTTGAACTGCTTTCAGTTCGGTAGGGGAAAGGTGGTCGTGGTTGCCTGTCTCGATAACGCTCATAAATTTCTCTCACAATTAAACTTCAATGAAGTTGGGCTATTACACCCAACCCATTATTAATCAATTAGGCCATTGTTTCCGCAATCAATTTCTTGACTACATCAATATTAACCGTCACACCGGCTTCAATCTTGGCGATTTGCTCTTTGAGAGTTTCTTTCACCACAAATTCACCGACTACCGAATATTCACATACTCTGGCTTTGGCGTTCGCATAATCTTTCGGGAACGCAACAACATCACGCGGGTTGACCTTCACAACGACAATCTTGTTGCCATTGTTATTACCACCATACTTCCAACCACCACCATAACTAGGTAGGTAGTCTTTAGAACAGATATGCAGGCCATGCGAGCAGGTCTGTGATGGGTTGTCGTTTACCTTGCTACGATCCATTCTAACGACCGTACCGGGGGAGTTATCCATGGTACGGGTATACAGATCAAGGAAGTTCGGCCCAACGATCTTATACGCTAAGAAATGGCCGTCTTCGGTCATTGCCAAGTTGTTCACGATCAGGAAATCATAGAAATCCTTGATAGACCGTGGATTTGGGTTATCCAACAGATTGTCTAGGAACTTAACCAATACACCAGCATCAGCCCCGGTACGAATCAATTCCTTGATTTTCGCGGTCAGCTTGGTATCGATTGGGTTCTTTTCACCATCTTCGGTAACGTAGAACAGATCGCCATCAGTGAAACCAACTTTACCATCACCAAAGCTATTGATAGCTTGGATCAGATCGAATTTCATCGAAACAAGTTCTTTGATTTTCTTTTTGTTGTCTTCTTTTAGTGCTTTTGCAAGTGTTTCAAACGCTTGTGGATCTTCTGCGCGGAGGAAGGTGCCAGACATTTTCTGGCCCTTCTCGGTATTCAACCAAACATAAATCGTTTGTTCGTTGATAATAAACCGTAGTTCTAGTTTCGTCATTATTTCTTCATCAGAATGCTTTTCAGCTTTTGTTCGTTAATAATACCACATTTCAACATCGAACTAAACACAATCAAAGACTCTTTGAATTCTGTGTCAGGCCAACTGCTATAGTGGCGGCTCGCCAGAGTTTTCAGCATACTCATACTGAAAATTTCTGTTGCAAATTTCGAGACAAAACCAAACGGGTTCGCGACTTCCTTCTCACCATACACATTTCTGATAAATTGTAGGGTGGTATAGTCATACGATGTACCGAATTTGATACTTCTAATTGCATCGAAATATTCTTTGAACAATGGGTCAACCAGTGGGTCGGCTACCAATGCATCATATTTAGCTTGTACAAGGCCCAACGCGGTAGAAGCCCATTTTGGTTGAGTTTCTACGAAGGACTGTTGCGACATCACACCGGCCAGTTTTGGAGCAATCAATGTGGTAATGTCTTCCCAATCTTCTGGGATCTTGTCATAGACCTTTTGAGTTGCAATTACCAATGGTCGATTGGTGGTGGTAAGAATGTCGTCAATAATGCCCCAAATCACACCCGAAATCTCATCACCGGCTACCTGATGGTTACCGAAGATGTAGCGTTTTGCAGTGGTATCCCATTTGATGTAAAAGGTATCGGGATCATCCATTTCCAGACCATTTGTGTTGGTATGTTGACCAACCGCAATAATCCCTCGCGCCTTCTGGTATTTATAGAAACCAGAGTAAGTAATCTTTGCCCGAGCCGCTGTAGTTGCAGGATCACCCGGTACACGACTAATAACCGGAGATTCATCAACGATATCGGAAATGAACTTGTATGGAGTACCATCCACGTTCAACCGTGCAATCACTGCATCAAATTGATCCTGACCTTCAGCCGCATCCAATGCTTGCAGGAAGATAGTTTTCGACATATCTTCACTGGTGAATCGAATTTTCTTCTGATACTTACGTTTCACGTCAATTAAAACGAAATTACCACCAACCGCAGGTGAAATTGCGATGTCATGAGCCCGGCGATCTTTCAATTTCTCTTTGTATCGAGAATTGATTTCCTTACACTGCCATTCAGGTAGCGACGTTTTATCATCTACAAAACGATAGTGAAGGGTTTCACCAACCGATTTACCTTTGTATTGCAGGTGGAACAGGTTTTTCGAATCGTTTTTCGAACGGAATCGCATTGCAGTATAAACGGTTTCACACTTCTCGATATCAGCTTCCAACTTTGCGGCCATTTCTGGTCGAATGTTTTTCACGCCTTCAATCAAATTGGCGATAGTGTCTTCGTCATACGACAGACCTTCACGACCGGCGTTTACATCCAATTTACCAATGCCAAAGTCGATCACAAACCCACCAAGACCGGCATCGATATGGCGTTTCATGAAACCGTCTGTAGTGAATTGGTTCAAATCCAGAGGATATGCAACCGGACCCATCAGAGCAAAACATTGTTTCGACCCGGTTAGTACCTTGAAATTGCTACCTTCAAACCCATAAACCGGCTCATCCCATTCGAAGTTTTTACCGGTCACACCAACTACCGGTTTAACAGGGAAGAACTTATATGCTTGTAGTGCAGCGGTACGGAACAGTTGATAATCATTCGCTTTGATAGGAACCTTGATGGTCACGCCGTCTTCGAACTTGATACCCTTCTGAGAGTCATCATAATTCGTTTCTAGCAGGAATAGCTCAGGTGCCCCAGACTTGTTCAGGAAACAGGTGTAAGTGTTCTGTACGCCGTTCTGGCGGGCATACACTTCGAATGCATCGGTATACGAGAACGGTGATTTCGATCCAAGACCCATAGCACCAATGTAATCGTTACTGGTGGTTTTGGTAGATTCGAAATAGGTTGTGAAAATGTTCTTGACCTGATCGTCATCCAGACCAGTACCAAAGTCGATAATCTCCAACCATGGATGCATATCGGATGGTAGTACCAGTTTGAACGGTGCATCTTCTTTACCCGCAGCCTTATGCGAATCGAGTGCGTTACAGCCGATTTCACGTAGGATTGCAAGTGGTTTGTTAGAATACAGGTTGCTGGACAACAGTTTGAATGCTTTTGCGTTAGCTTTGATGGTGAATGCGTGACGGTCGTCAATGTTGCTTATTGCATTCGTGCCTTGAGTTACAATCATTAAATTAATTACTCACTATGTGTTGATGTGTAAATTCTATCATGATTCTGGTTTGATCTAAACAGAATCAAACCAGAATTCAAAAATTTTAGGCTACCAAGCCCAAAGCATTTAAGCCTTCATTGTGTGCGGGTAACGCAGCCGCGATGTCTTCTGGGGTTGACATCACCATGAAAGCTTTGGTATGAAAGCGTTCCTCTGGTAGAATGCGCAGAAAAACTTCTGCAATATCATCAAATTTTCGAGATTTTGCCAGCAATTTGATCCTTTCAAGCCGCATGGTTTCGGCATGATAACCGATTGCACACATTTGAGAAAATGTAGCATTACCTTTTGGAAGGGTCTGATCCCAATACCGTTCTTCTTTGGTCAGGACTTCTGCCGGAATACCCCGAGTGGTCAACAAAGTTTTGACCCATTCAGCATGATTGGTTTCATCTTGCGCAATCATTTCGATCAAATCACGTTCGAACTTTGTCATTTCCGGGTATTGGGTCAACAGCTCGCGAATCCTGTTAGATGCGGTGACTTCCCCATGATATTGAGCTTTGAGCCATTCAATCATTTTATCAGGATCGTTAGATACCGCATCCCACCATTCTTGCGTTGTTCTCATACCTCACACCTCATATTTTAGAAGGGCAACATAAACTCTAGGATCAATCTGCGTTTTCCAGAGTTCAGCTTGTCTACGAATGTCATTTGTTTTAGCTATTTTATAAGCAGCTTCGGCCAACTCTGGGGTTTCGAAATATCCAAGAGTTTTATTTTTACCGTCAATACCTATCTGAGCTATATAATTTCCACGATTTCTGAAATAGCTAACACCGGTTGGGTGCAATCCTTGATTCGATCGTTTGTGGGCCAACAACTGATTTAATTGCTTCGGTACAAAACAACACGTATCAGGACCATACACCCTGTTGCTTTGGATCAAAATGTCTTTATCCAAGGCCCACCCTTTCAATCCAAATCCAATCTGGTTGTTACACCATTCCGCGAACCATTGGAATCTGATAAAATCAGGGTGAACCGAACAGCCTATATAAGCTGGCTGTTTGGTCTGAAACAACCCACCAGATTGGCAACGCTGAAGCACCCGGACCCATAATTGGTATTCATCCGTGTGTTTACCATCAACCCTACTAAAATATTGACCCGGATCTGATATACCAATTCCATAAACCAATTTGGTCACACGAATTCACCTATTCGACCGATCATTTCCTTTAGTCGATGCTTAACAAAATAATCAAAAATTTTAGCCCCGTTTGGACGTGGTTCGTTAAATGCAGCCATTATTTTGTCCTGAATCTCTTGGGGGATTAGACCCAAATCCAACAATTTCAAATTCTCATAGTATCGATTGATTGTGAACTCATCGGTGGCCCAGTCCTCGACCGGATTATGTAACCAGATATCAAGCTCTTTTTGCATGATGGATTTCTGTCTGGTATCCCGGAAATTCATCAAATGGTCTGAAACAGATTTGATGCTGGCAATACAATCCTTAGAATCACCCTTGATAACCTTTTCCATCAAATGCAAATGCGCAGACCCATGCTTAGGTTCGACCCACTTTTTCTGAATCGGTGACCATTGCTTGACGTTCTTGAATTTGGACAACTGAGCCCAGTCACTATCAGACGAAACCAGAAGGATTCTATCATATTTGTGCCATAGCTGATGGGTCAGAACCCCGGCAATGTCATCCGCTTCAATTCCTTGAATCTGGATAGTCCTATAAGGAAAGATCAAATGCAGTTCTTCACGCACCTGATTCATTGCTTCAAATATGACTTTCCAATCCCAACCGGATTCATCCCGTTGGTCTTTTCGGTGGGCTTTGTAATATGGTGCAATCTCTTTCCGCCAATATGGCCCACGGTCACACGCCAGAACGATATCCGGGTAGATAGCTTTGTTGGAAAGGACATTGAAACGAATCGAGTTCAATGCAACATGACGAATCAGGTCTACCGATAATTCTTCGGTTGGTCGGAATGTCGCGTTGATTGTACTGATGATGATTTGGGAGAAGTCAACGATCATCAAACCCGATTTTCGTTCTTCTTCACCAAGAAATTCCGCTAAACTCACTCTGTATTTTTACCTTTTTCGATATTGTATCAAATTTTTCTGCATCTGAATCCACCCATACACATATGCATTGGATACGTGTCGAACATTCGCAATTGGAATTGGTTGAATCAAATTGGTTACATCAAATTTTGCGAATGCATCAGTTTTCCGATGAATGTGCGCAGTGATGTCAACCATGCAAAACCCTACGGTTTGATCCTGAATGCCTTTGAAGACCCCGACCCCTTCCTCATCGCCGATTTGATACCAAACCGTGTCTACCGCTGGTGTGACAGGCTTGGATGATTTTGATTTTTTCATTCTAATTCCTTGATGCCAATCTCTGGTATGCACAATGTGCTGAATGGATACTCATCGGTCGGTAGGTCCATATTCGAGCGAGACACCTCGATGATGTAGGTACACCCGACGATAGGCAACTCAGTGGTCGAAACCCCACGGATGTAGCCAACCCCTGTCATCCCGGAGTAGTTGAAGGTGACGTGCTGGCTCTCTGAAAATTTATAGGTCATAGACACCTTACTAAATACTGGTTTGGGTTCGTTCATTTGGTGCCACTTTACCACATGATCAGTGGATTCTAAACAGAATCGATGAAATTTTGTTTCGAATCCTTTTCCATCAAATTCTCCCCTATAAATATACATATCATAGCAGATTATCGTCTGCTTCTAAACAAACCGGTCGAAAGTGACACCGAGGTAATAATGAGCGGACCACAAGCAAAACCATTTAAAGCAAGATTGGGCGTTGATGCAAACGGCGCACAGGTCATCAACGTAGGTGACCCAATCAATCCGATGGATGCAGTCAATATTGAATATTTGATCGCAAAGAACACAGTACAAACCTATGATCCAACCAGAACATATCCGATTGGATTTGTCGTTGAACGATCAAACCGTTTATACAAGTCCAAGATTGCTACAGTATTAGGCCCATTTGATCTAACAGCGTGGCAGGAAATTCACGCATTCAATCTATGGCAGAGAATTACCGGTGCGTATACAGCAGAGCCCGGCGATTGCCTATTGCTAAACACCGCAGCAACATCCGTGACAGTTACCCTTCCAATTTATGCCAAAGAAGGGGATATGGTTTACATCATTGATGAAGGGACAGCTTCAACCAACCCTATCATCTTGAGTGCCGGTACTAACACATTCAACAACACAGGGGTTTCTAACTATCAGATCAACTCATCTGATACAACTCAATTGGTATTCTTGGGTGGTACTTGGAGAGTTATTCGTGTAACCAAACCTCAATATCAATTGGTTTCGGTCAACACAGTTGTGGCCCCGAACACTTGGAACAACGTTCAACTTTCAACATCCCCTGTAACTGTTATTCTTCCTATTAACCCGGTTCAGGGTCAATGGGTAGTAGTTGCTGATGGATTGGGTCAATGTTCTAACTTTAACATCACCATCAACGGTAACGGTAAAAACATCAATGGTAGCCCATCCATTGTTATGACCAGAACTGCTGCAATGGTTACCCTGATCTATGATTCGGTATCCGGTTCATGGATGGCATATTCAAATGCCCAATCAGGTCGTATGACAGAGACGTTGGCTCCATTAACAAACCAATCTGTATTTGTTACATTGGATACAACCAACAAAGTCTTGAACCTGCCTAACAACGCCACTATGTATGATGGTGATTGGGTTGAGGTTAATACCAGATATCAAGATACTGTTACATCAGGGTCGTTGGTAGTAACTGCAACAGGTAGTGCTTATTTCCGGGTTAACGGTGCGTTACAAAACACCACCACCTTCCGAATAAAGCAGCGTGGTAGAACCCTATTCATGTACAAAGGTGGGGAATGGGCGGTTATCAATCTCAATGATACCAAATCCGTACCTGTAATGACTTCGGGCTCAATGGTTCCAAACACCTTGGTAACCCTATCCGGTGTGGTTTCATCTAATATTCTGCTACCGCCAGTAGATCAAGTTAAGATTGGTGATATTGTAACAGCGGCTATTAGTACAGCATCATTCCCGGTAACAATCACAGTTCCAAACACCTCAAATATGTTGTTGGATGGTCTAACATCTGCTACATATGCGACCACAGATAACGGTATGGTGGTAACTTTCATTTATCGTGGATACATCGGTGCGAAATATGTTTGGGAAACGCTTAACCATGGTTCCGCGTATCTGAAAAAGACTCAGAACTTGGCAGATATTGCAGACCCTGTTGCCGCTCGTGGTTCGTTGAGTGTTTACAGTAAAGCCGAAGCTGATGCAAAGTTCTTGCAGATTTATGGCACTACCGTTGATAAAGCATTAGATACATACAAAGTAGGTGGTGTAATCGCCGCTCAGATGTCACAGAATACCGCTGTTGCATTAGTTGGTGATGACCCGAACGTAACTGCATTAAACCTGATCGTAACCAACCATGTGAATACCCCGGATGGTGGTGCATCATATTGGTATATCAGTACCGTCTGGTCGCAGTCTATTTCGAATACATCGGCTAGATTCCAATTTGCGTATTTGTACAGTGGTAACCCATCGGTTCAATTTAGACAATATGATCCGGGTGTAGGTGTTTGGTCGAGCTGGATTAGCATTTCTGCTATTATTCCGGGATCGACTTACAGTATCAATATCAACGGACTATCAACTGCTGCAAGTAAACTTAACATCCCACGGACCATCAATGGTGTTCCATTTGATGGGACTGCTAACATCACGGTAACAGATTCGACTAAGCTTCCAACAACTGGCGGACTTCTTACAGGTCCGATTTCACATCAGGTAGCCAATACCAAAACTTACGACATGGTATTATCCAAGTTTGTTGGTGGTGGTAGTGCAACAATTACAGGTACTCTGAAAATTGTGTTACCGGTTGGTTATAACAACACCATGCTGAAAATGGCGGTTGGTATTAATGAGGGTGCGGTTGGTAGAAGTAATAGTGAGTTGATTGTAGCCGGGTATAACTATTCGGTAGCACCTGCAACATGGTTATACACATCCGCATCAACCAACAACGGTAATGCAAATGCGATTGGTCAATCTGTTAGATTTGCTCATGATGGTACTAACAACTGTATTCTGATTGGTACTGCTACTTCGGTATGGTCGTACCCTACGGTATTCGTTAAAGATGTAAATCTTGCATGGACTGGGGCCACAGCCACCGGGTGGGATACCGGCACATGGGATGCATCGATCATCACCAGTGAAACTGGGTTAACTGTTACATCGACGGCTGGTATTGATAGTAACACCGCGAAATTGGATAGAAACAACCTGTTTGCGGGTGAAGTGCAATCAAGTGCAATCAACAGCTATAGAATGGTTCAAGGCAACTACGGAACATTCTGGCGAAATGATGGTACAAACCTATATCTGATGCAAACAGCATCTGCTGATCAGTATGGTTCATATAACACCAACCGCCCATTGATCATGACATTGGCGACTGGTGCGATTGCATCAGGTTCAGCTTGGACATTCAACTCCAGCGTATCTGTTGCAGGGGCGTTCACAGCTAGTGGTACAGGGTCTTATACCGGTACTCATACCTTTAGTGGTACAACCATCAATAGTAGCTGGTGGAGGTCTACAGGGGCTACAGGATGGTACAACAACGATTACGGCGGTGGTATCTTCATGCAGGATACTACATGGGTTCGTGTTTACGGTGGTAAAGCGTTTTATGTAGCATCCGATATTGCGGCAACCGGTAACGTAACCGCATATTACTCTGACAAACGTCTGAAAGAAAATCTGAAACCAATTGCTAACGCATTGGAAACTGTTAAATCTTGGACTGGGTATAGCTACAACGCTAACGCATTGGCTGCTACATTCGGATATGATCCAACCAAAGAAGAAATTGGTCTGTTGGCACAGGATATCCAAGCAACAACCCCACAAGCGGTTGAACAGGCACCCTTTGATGTTACCGATGTTAAAGGTGAATCCAAATCAGGTGAACATTATCTAACTCTGAAATATGAGAGATTGGTGCCGGTATTGGTCGAAGCAATTAAAGAGCAGGATAAGGAAATTCAGGCTCTAAAACAACAAGTCGCGGCATTGATCGAGGCAATTAGCAAGTAATTCATAAGGGGCCAATTGGCCCCTTTTTTATTTGATAAATACCATTAGAAAATTCAACCTATTGAGTAACAAACATGACAACACCATCAGGCCAAATCGCCATTTCGGATGTTAACGCCGAACTTGGGTTAGCCTACAATCGGGCTAATTCAAGTTTAAATGATACTGCGGTGCGTACTCTGGCATTAGTACCGTCCGGTCAGATTTCAATGTCAAATCTACAAAGCAAGTCAAATACATTTACACTAACTATCGGGGATGCCCAAAATGGTAATCTCCGATCAATTGCTAACGCATATGGATACAACAACCAACCAAAAGTTTATCTAATCCTATCTGGGACCATGTATTCTTACGCTACAGGGAATCCAGCATGTGTTATAGGATCATGGCCGACTGGAACTGCACTCACAATTGAACTACGTGGGACTATTCAAGCATATGGCGGCTTAGGTGCTGCTGGTGCATCTGCTAATGCTGGGTGGGGTGGTAGTGCCGGTGGTGCCGGTGGCTACGCTTTACAGTTTTTTGCTATTGCCGGTGGCTCTATTACCATGTATATCAACGGTGGTTGGGTATATGGCGGCGGCGGTGGTGGCGGTGGTGGCGGTGCTGGTGGTTATGCCAGTAGCGGCGGTGGTGACCGTGGTCCGATTTGCTTAATATCAGGGGGCGGTAACGGCGGTAACGGCCAAGGATTTGCTATTGCCCAATCCGGTGGAACTGCACCCGGTGTTTCTGGTGCCGGTGGTTGGGGTGGTTGGGGCGGTGGTTGGGGTGCTGCTGGTGCTCCCGGTGGTGCAGGTTCTTATGATGGCTCTACATGTAGTTGGAGCGTGGCGGGTCCGGCTGGTGGTGGGGGTGCCGCTGGATATGCGTATCTCGGTTGGGGTAATGTAAGTAGCTATATTGGTAATACAAGTAATTATTCAGGGTCGGTGGCGTAATATGACATACAGATATCATAACAGATGGGTAAAATCATCTTCATTCGGATTGGCAATTTCCGATGTCACCAACAATGCAATCGTAATTCCAAGAATCGCCGGAATATATCCATACATTCATACACCAATTGCACCTAAATCTGATATATCGTTCCATCAAGCTTGTTTGAACAGAGCAAAATGGATTTTAGCCAATTACGATGATATTCATATCATGTTTTCCGGTGGGGTGGATTCAACATTGGTTGCGGTATACCTATGCAGTATGAAAACCACTCAGAAGATTACTCTTACCAGATCGGAACAATCAGATATTGATGCTGATCCAAAAGTTATTGAGTGGATTCAACAGTATGCCGAATTTGAAGACATTACTTTAGAATCTCTTCATTCGGTCACTGAAAGAGGTGGGATGGTTATCACCGGAACTCATGCGGATTCAATATTGGTTGGGGAATTTTTGGATGATATGAAAGATCCACAAATTTATACCGATATTTGGGATATGACCCCACAAGAATTGATTGCTAGGTATACCGGAAATACTGAGCACTGGGCCGATGTTCAGTTAAAAAAGCTGAAACCGTTAACCGATAGTATACCGGTAGCTATGACCGCTGCAAATCTTGCATGGTGGATTGATTTTAGCTGTCTATGGGACCGTGACGAATTGGAATTTATGGTCCAATTGGGCATGCAACCACCCGGTAAAGGCTATATTGCATTCTTCAATACCCCAGAATTTGAGGGATGGTCACAGAAAGACGCTAGCGAAAAAGCTGGGGTTGGAATTGACCAGTATAAATATCAGTACAAGGAACTGATCGCTGACATCCTCAAGTTTGAGCCTATCTGGCCCGGTAAAACCCGGTTCACGGCAATGAACGATCAGGTATGTACAACCACCTATGATTTCCATAGGGTAAGTTCTATATCCGCAAATTGGGAAATTGTTTGGAAATGAATACATTTAAAATAACTTCGGTTGATTTTACGCTCGGGATTGTTAACGTTGATATCAACGTCGATCCCCATGCAATTGATATTACCTTGATGGATGTATCCCCATACACCATTCAACGTACATATCATATGGAATCTATCGCACCGGATAGCAACGCTTCTGCAACCATGTTACAAATTTCGATTGGTACATTGGTTAAACGTGAATTGGATGCATTATATCCGCCTCCTACCCCAAAACCACAGGCTCTAACAAGTCTGATCGGTGTTGTTTGTAATATTAACTAATTTTGAGAATTGAGAATGAATAAGATTTTTGTTGGTTTGATGGCTGCTGCCGCATTGATGGTATCTTTTACAGCGAGCGCTGGTGACACCCTGAAAGTGGGCGTTGATACAACCCTCCCCCCATTTGTATCAATGGGTAATGATGGTGTTGTAAAGGGATTTGATGTGGACATTGCACTTGCAGTTTGTGCGGAAATGCATAAAACCTGTGAGTTCGTGCCAATGGATTGGGATGGGTTGATCCCGGCTCTACAGTCCAAGAAAATTGATACAATCATCACCGCGATGTCTATTACAGACGCCCGGATGAAAGTAATTGACTTTACCAAAAGCTATTACCACGAAGCATCTTGCACAGTAATGCGGGATGGTGTTAGTCCGATTGGTAAAACCATTGGTGTGTTGCGCGGGTCAACCGACGAATCATATGCCAATGGTGTACTGAAACCGCAAGGTGTCAAGGTTGTATCATATACAAGCCAACAAGAAGCCTTCCTAGAAGCTGCTAACACTCGCCTAGATGGTGTGATGGGACCATTGATCGAAGTTGATTTTGGATTCCTTCAAACTCCACAAGGTAAAGGGTTTAGCTGCGTAGGTGGACAGATTCACGATTCTAAATACTACGGGCATGGAATTGGGATGGCAGTTCGTAAAACTGATCCTCAACAACTGACCGCAATGAATAGCGCCATTGATACAATTCGTGCCAATGGTGTATGGAAGAATATCAGCGATAAATATTTCTCGTATGATATCTGGTGATTATAATTAAGGGTTATATCGAATGAAAACAGTAGTTATTGGCATGGTCTTGATGACCGCTGCCTTGCTTAGTGCGTGTGGTGGTCCAGTAGTTCCAGAAACATACCAACCAGCCGCTGGTGTTACACCAGATTGCTCTAAGTACACAATCGTAGCAAACGAACTTCAATGTCTGCGCTCACAAAGCCGTCATTGATAGAAAACAAAAAGGGAGCCATTGGCTCCCTTTTTTATTAATCTTTTTTGAACAACTCTGACATATCAACGGTCGGACCTTTGGATTTTCTCATGGCTTTGGTCACGCCTTCTTCTGTATAGGGTTGATCCACCTTTCGCATGTATTGTTGATCCGCTGTATCTTCTACAAGGATACCGGTCTTCTTGGGTGCCCCGGAACTCTTCCCAGCGGTCCTTACAGCGTCGTATGGTGCGTTCTCAAGCATTTCAGCGGCAATCTTAGTGTTCCGGTACTCTTGCTTCTCCAACCGGCTCAAATCGCTGTTGATATCCCTCAAGATAGTATTGGAGAATCCCTTGTGCGCTTTGATGTAATTTAGAATCAAATTGGTTAGGATTTCGTTACGGTTGAGTGGGGTATTATCCAAGATATTCTGAAATTCATGATGCAAATCGACTGGAATGAAGATGTGAATACCAATCTTATCAGATTTCGATGGAGGTTTTTGCTCGGCCATTTGCTGGATCGCATTAGTTAATAGTCTGGTGGATTGTTTCCGCTCGGCAAATGATCGTGCATATTCATTGGTAAGAAAACGCATTCTTTCATTATCAACTTGAAACTGTGATATTGAATCAATCAACGCTTGAGCGATATTAGGAGATTTCTTGCCAATTTCATCCAATGCCAATTGGATTTCGGATCGCCTTACCCGTTTTTTATTGGACCCACCCTTTGGTCGTCCTCTAGGCTTTTTAACAGGAATCTCAGGCTCTAGCATACGCTGACCGCCTAATATTACTTTGGTAGGTTTAGTTTCATGTTCTGTCATAATTAGCTCAAATAAAAAGCCCCGGTCATACCGAGGCGTGTTCATATGGAATCATTGTTAACTCTATTTAACCGGGTCAGCTTAACACCCATACAATTCATCCAGTCGGTCGGCTTCTTTGTTCAATTGAGCTGCACGATTTATATGAAATGTATCATCAAACCCCATAGACTCTGCTTCCATTGCCCAACAATCATGTCCATTTGCTAACGCCCGGAGAACATCCGGGTTTTCAGCCATCCTGAGTATTTCGCGGGGTGTAAATTCTATTGGCTTACTTCCTGAATTGTCTTGGGTCATAATACAAGTCCTTTCGGTCAAGCTCTTTTAATTTAATGACCGATTTCGGTCGCGGTTTTTGCGGGAACAACTTCGACCAAAGCTTTTTAAGCCTTGACCGAAGAGTTTGTTTCCGATTGATTTTAACGATATGCATTAAAACTTTTCAGTTGAATTGCATACAGCTCGATATTGGGTGTTGATGATAAACAACAGAATCGATAACAGGCAGATTGCCACTGCGAGTGCCTGAAACCCTGCATTAAAGACCGCCCAACAGAAGATAGGACCGATGATCATATTGACAATCCGATGATCAGCATTTCCCAGAAGGGTGTATTGCATCTTCCGAATATCAATCGGCATTTGTTTCATAATCTGAATACTGAATGACATGACACCTACGATAGTCACTTGAAGGCACAACAGGATTGACAACACCATGTATGCCATGAACATGCAACTTGGATAGGATGCGGCCAGCACCGGAAACAGTGCAAATAACCCAAACCCTACAATACAATGAACCACTCGGTCACTTAAACTTTCGGGGACATAATCCTTCAACTTCTTAATCAGAAGTTCACGTTGTGCTTTAACTTGCTTTGGGGTAACGTTCATTCTTAATATCCAAGTTGTTTAATAAATTTTTTCTCACCGACTTCAAGTAACAACAAAATTCGGCGAATCACATGACTTTGGGTGAAGTAACCAATATCTTTACCTGAATTCTTCATGAATAACAGTTCTGCAACTGCACTGTTGACCCCAAAGAATTCTTCTACAGCTCTCCAATCCCGGAAATCTTTGTAGTAAATGGTGTTATTCCGCATGGTCAACCCCTGTTCAATGAACCGAGGATCTAACCCAGCATGACCACATGCACATGCGGAATAACCACAATCATCCTGACCCCAATAACTGAGATTGAAACTAGGCTTATTAGAGCTATTACCAGTGAATACCACCATAGCTTTTTGGTCAGGTGTCCATTTATCAAGGACAACTTCGGTCAGCATAGTTACCATCAATTCCAAACGTTTGATATTCATGCAACACCCTTCAAAATTAATTGGTCAACACGCGCTTTCACTTGAGCCGGTGATACTGGTGGTTGAGAGCCGTCCCTCTGCCATTGTATGAGGTGTGAGGTTGCTAGATCAAAGTAGGACGAACTATTAAACAGTCCCCTTGCCATATCATTGCTGATATCAAAGAAAGCTTCAACACTTTGCCAAGAAGTTTTATAACCTTCATCGGTAATATATTCAGGTCCGATCAACCCAAATACCAACCCTTGTTGGTTGAATCGGTCATCCATACAGGCATGACCGATTGCACAAGCTGAATATCCACAATAATCTGGGGTTACCCCGAACCAACTTCGCAACTCGAACGCAATATTTCGCACTGGAATATGATCGCGCAACTTCGGTAAATTATCCGAAGTTGGTTGCCAAGTACCGGCAATAACTTCACTTAACATATCAGACATCAATTGCAAGCGTTCGATGTTCATGATTACCGCCGAGAGCTGGAACGCGACGAACTGAAACTGGAGCTAGACCGAGAACTGCTAGAACCAAAACTGGAACTAGAGCTGGATGGTCGGCTATACGAACTTGCCGATGCAGTCTTAGCTGGTTCGGACTTCGGTTGGCTCCAATAGGAGTTTACCGGGGCATTTACCAGAGGCTTAGCAGTTGGTTGAACGTCAGGTTTCGATACAACCGGACTCGACAAGGCTTTAGTCTGGGCGTAGCTCGACGAACCCGGTGCAACCTTCGATGTTGGTTGGACAGGCGTAGCTTGAGCCTTGTAGGTCGTCCGAGTGTTGTTCACGACGGTTGTATGATAGTTATTCACAACCGAGGTTCGTTCCCGACGATAGTCCGAATCCGAATAGTTGTGGGTGCTATACGGTTGATGATAGCTGGAATAGCTGTTGTAGCCCCCACCGCTGTTCATAGCGTGCGCCAGCAACATACCCGCACCAACACCAGCGGCCAGAGGCCAGATAGCCTCAGACACGCCGCTAGAGGCTTGTTGAGCCGGTTGGTTATTGATGATCACCGGTTGACCAGAGGCGTTTTGATACTGGGGTTGACCATAACCAGCTTGTGGTTGGGTTTGTGGTGGATTATCACGCACAACATGCAACACCCGATCACCTTTTTCGTTGTAACCGTAATAGGCATCTTTGACCAGTGGGTCGCCCTTTTTCAGTTCCGTGACGATATCCCGCAGTTCTTGGTCATCGTTGGCCTGTTGAGCGGCAGCCGCTTGTTGGGATTGCAGATCGGCTTGAGCTTGTTGAGCCTTTGCAACCTGTTCATCTTGCCAATGTTGGGCGGCGGCTTCCTGTTTCAATTCCTTATCACTTTTCCCGCAACCGGTCAACCCGGCAGTGAAAATGGATACAATCAGGCACGCGATTAACGTCTTTTTCATTTCCCACAATCCTCAGATTTTTTAGATTGATCGGTTACAAACTGATCAAATAGTTCCTTTTGATGAAGGTCTTTCAGGTCTTGAAATGCCAGCTTATTGGCACCCATCAGCCCTTCACCTTGGGAACGATGATATTCAATTCTGTTTTGGATGTAAAGCAAATTCTGTTCTTTTCTTGCAGCTTTCCATCTGGTGAAGGTCACACCGGTGACATCCTGCAATTCCTTGATTTCAGCTTGCAATTTGGTAACGGTTTCGGTCAGCTCTTTTACCCTATACATCAAATCGGTAATCATTTATACACCACCAGAACAAAATCGGTCCCATCCATTCCATCAAATTCGGATTTGATGATTTCAGAAATGACAGCCCAACTACCACCACCCAATCCAGCACCAATCAATGGAAAATAGAGGGTTTTTGGTGGTTCTAGCATGATTTTGAACGCGCCACGGATTTGACGGCAGCATTCGGCTACTGCATCATATTTGACGTATCGTTTTCCATCTTTGCCATAGAAATTTTGAGTTATGGCATTCAATATGATCACACCAGATTTATCAAAATGTGGGATGATATCACCCAATACCAACCCACCATTTTCATAGGCGTGTCGATACGTGGCATAGGCACCGGGATATCGGGTCTTCACTTCCAACGCAATACCCGAACCCATCACACCTTGGTCATTGCAACCGTGCATCATGGCATCACCTGATTTCATAAAATCAAACAGGTTGCCGTAAACAGTTTTGTATTGCATCATATACCTCTAAAAGAAAAGGAGGCTTTCGCCCCCTTATTGAATCAATTTCGATTAGATCGAAACCCAGTGACCGTTGGTCTTCGAGTGTCGAACAATAACGATACCAGCGGTGGCTTTCACCGACCATTCACCGGCATTGTAACTCGGCACCTTGCCTTTGATGGCACCGGCCACGGCATTTGGCAGCATGACGTTTTCCGGTTTGTTGGTGTTCAGATTCACCAGAGTAACCGATTGATCTTTTGGTTTCTGATCTTCGGCAACCAGAGCTTTGATTCGGTTGGCAACTTCTTGCGAAACATAACCGAGGGACACACCGGCCAGAGTAACCGAAACCGAACCGTTATAAACCGAGCCCAGCGCCAGACCGGCTACCAGTGCGTTGGTGGTTGGGGTCTTGACCGGTGCAGCGGCTTTCAGATCGCTGGTAATCACCAGTTGTTCGATTTTGAAAGTGGTTTCGGAATAATCCGAAGAGGTCAGACGGGCTTGGATGGTCAAACCAGCCTTGGCGGCGATTGCTACCAGAGTTTCGGAGTTACGAACGGAACGGGCACCACGGATTTTCATCGACAGGGAAGCGCGACGGCTATCCATCTTCGAGTTCACTGCCTCGAACTTACCGGAATCGGTCAGCGCCTTGGCGAGCAGGTGGCGGATGCTCAGGTCCACTACTGGAGTGGCTGCGTTTTGGGTGGTTGCTTGGGCTTTCAGTTGTTTAATCGCGCTCAATTTCATTCTCACAATGTTTGTTTGGGTTTGTTTGTTTCAGTGGAGCTATTATTGCACGGTTTCAGGTCATTCTAAACAGAATCGATGATTTTATTTTGAACCCGTTCCGGTGTGGTTGAGTAGCTACTATATAGGCACCGACTCAGAATCTAAACAGAATCGGTCGAGCTTTTTGCCGGTGGTGGTCTTTTTCGGTCGAGCAAGTATCCGTCGAGGTAGTTTCCGGTCGAGTTTTTTGCCAAGGTGTTTAGAATTCCTGAAAAGTGTGATACCCTAGAACTAATTCTGCCAAACCGAATATATAATACAAACCCTTCCAAGCCTCCTACCACCCCTTCGGGGATACAGACTCGCCTACGGCTCGCCTGTATTTCTAATCCTTTCTATATAGTACAAATCAATTCTATCACAAATCACAGACGCTTTGCGGATGTGACCCGAAGGGCAGCTACTATATAGAAGAAAATTCATAGGATTGAACAGAATTCCATCAGAAGGGGGCCTGAAAACATCCAAATGAGAAAAATTCTCGAAAAACGCAAAAATCGAGAGGGGAGGGCGGAAAAATTTTCAGAAGGGGGCGTCGGGTCAACCCCTCAGAATAGCATACCCCAAGATCCGTGTCAACCACTATTTTCACGATTTTTGAAAATATTTTCGAGAAAACTGGCATGAATCTCGCAAGTCAAAAATCATGCCAACTCAAATGACGTCCACCCTCCTTGATTATCTCCGGGTTCACAACCCCGCTACTTCATGATCAAATTATAACCCCAGCTTTCACCGGGGTCAATAGGTTTCATCAAATAAAGATCAGGCCGCTAGACCTAGACTTTGACGCAATTTGATGTTATAGGGCTCGATTGATTCAGCACTATAGGCAACCGGATCGTTAAGTACCAGTGTATCCCCGCGTTTCATCAAATTAGGGAACCGTGAACCGTTCGAAAAGTCAATAGACGACAGCTTACAGAACAAATCAGGGTTAGGGCCATAGTCATGTTCGGGGTTCACCCGTTGTACGATCCCATACGCCAGCTCGATAGCCTCGACCAAATCAGGCAATCCCCGGACATAATCAGCCAGCCCTTTAACAGTTGTATCAAATCCAGCAAACCCCATCAATTCGAAGTCGCTAGGCTGCAAAGGGGTCAGGGGCTCTAATTCGATGCAATACCTCTCATAATCCACAGCGATTGAACCAACCCTAGGCAAGTGGGGGTTGGAATCAAACCCACGGATACCATCAACCCAATGCACAAACCCATCACGCCCGCCGTTCGATCCCGAATTGATCTTGTACACTCGCCCACCAATTGCCCACACCGTGCTATACCATCCGGCCCCTAACAGCTCGGCCCCGGCTTGTTGCATGTCATACCAGAAAGCCAACTTGAGCGCCCTGTAATCGGTTAGGTTGCGGTCCTGATGATGTCGGAACAGGTCTAGGATTGTATTTTGATTCATGGGTCACCTATTCAAAACAGAATGGGCGGCACTATACACGAATCTGTCACTAGGTCAACCACTTTTCTACAGACAACAAAAAACCCCGGTTAAGGGGCTTTGATTTGGTTTCAGGTGTCTTATGTAAAGGGTGGTCCAACCCCACACTTACGGTTAGGGCAAAAGATGGTGCAAACCCCCTTCACGTACAGGCGAGCCCCACAAATGCGACAGAACATCACGCCGCCTCTGGAATCGCTACCATTTCGGTCAGCTTGGCCGGGTTGACGGTATAGAACACTTCTTTACGACCGGGACCGGCTTTCAACTTGTAACCGATTCGGGTAATGAGTCCAACCGATTCAGCCCAACGGATAGTGTTGGATACAGTGACCTTTTTGAGCTTGACAATTTTGGCGGTTGCCTTAACCGTCACCTCGGTTTCACCAGCCGCGACCAGTTTGAACCACACACCCACCACCCGACGACGAACTTTCGCGGCTTCTGCCGAGATTGGACGGCCTGCACCGGTTTTGACCGGGATAACGATCACAGGTGCTACAGGCGTTACAGGAACAACTGGGGCAACTTGAACCGGTGTGGTTGGGACCGCCTTGGGTGCGGCTGGCTTGCGTACACGCTTCGGCGGGGTCTTGTCCACAACCGGACCCACGGTTGTTAGATTGGGTGCCGACACAGCAGTGGTTTTGGCTTTAGCTGGTTTGGCGGCTTGGGTAGCGGTCGATTTGGTCATGATGTACATCCTTTTAAGTAAGTAGGTTGATTATATCAAACCCAGTTGGGTTGTAAAGCACTTTTGCATCATTTTTGGGTTTGATGTATCACCGCCAAACCCACGAAACAGCACACATCATCAGTAATACAATCAAGAAGCCTAACAGCCTTTGACGAATGGGCACCGGCTTGGCTGGTTCCAGAACCTCTAACACCTCGGGTTCTTCTAGAGCTTCTGACACCTCGGGTACATCAAGGTTTTCGCTCAGGTTCCAACCGCGAGCCCGTGCAACTAACCGAAACTCTTTAAACCGCTTGACTGTCAAGGGTTGTTTGGTTTCGAAATACTCGACAAGGGTGATTTCCTGAGCTGCTAACCGCCGCTCTAACTCCCGGTCGATTTCATCAATCTTAGCCAGCCGTTTTTCCGCTGGAATCAATTCATGTATCAAATTCTTGGCTTTCATGTCTTACCCTTCCTATTCTATCAAACTCCTTTTTAAAATCAACCCAAAATGTTTTTGATTTCAGACCAGATCATGACCGCCAGAAATGGGGTATATGCTCCGATTACTATCATTTTGCCATAGGTTTTGATGCAATGCAACATCAAATTTTGATGATATTTCATTTCGATACTCTAAAAATTGACATAAAAATGCCCGCGAAGCTTTTAGACTTGCGGGCAAGGGGCTGGCGGTTGGGAGTGGACGCCCAACAACCGCATACATCCGTGTACGCTTAACACCACCTTAGACCCGCTTTGATGTCCTGTCAAACCACCTTCTTAACCTTTGCCGCTTTGGCTGGCTTAGGGAGCTTAGGTTTGCCGATAACAGTCTGTTTAGTACCGCCCCAGCCTTCTCTCTGTTCTTTAACGGTGCCGGTGATGGTGAAGGTCTGGCCGATTTCAATTTCCTTGAAGCCCTGAGCAACGCTGAAAAACACAATCTCGTTACCCTGTACGGTAGTTGCAATGTGCATCAATGTAGGGTATTGGGATTGGGTCCAAAACACACGCTTCAGGGTTGCGGTTACTTCAATTGGTTGATCAACTTCACCGATGTAGCCGGGGAGTTCAACCCCGGTCAACTGGATGTAATTAGCGGCGATTTTCGCACAAATCCCTAGTTTGCCGTTTGCTTCCACTTCACCGGCCAGCCAGAACAGATACCCCAAATCCTCTACAGCGACTTCGGCGGCGGTTTTACCGGTATGTTTACCCATGATGAACACACCAGCTTGAATCTGTTCTGCGCGTTCTGCCGCCCATTCGGCGATACGCTCTTGATGCGCCCGTTCTGCCGCTTCACGTTTTTCGGATGCCATTTCGTCACGGATTCGACGGATTTCATTCAATTCAAAATCCGCGTTCCCTTTAAATTCCAGATTCATCAGGCCGGACATTTCAGCCGCTTTCGCTTCGGCGGTTGCCTTGTCGTTCGACAGGTTTTGAATGTAATAGTCACGCATTTCATTGAATGCGGAATCACCCACCTGAACCCGGCACAGACACATAACCCGCAGGGTGTACATAGCCACTTTGTCGCCGGTCGATATGAAGGTGTACAGGTCTTTGCTATCTACTACTGCCATGGTCTTGACTCCCTTGGAAAAGGCGTTTTGCCTTTCGATATGGTTAGTTTACATCAATTTGAGGGCCGGTCAAGCATTTGATGCAAATATTTTTGGACAACAAAAAGCCCCTGATTCTAGGGGCTTTTCATCAATTTCGGTTATTGCACACCACCATACCGCCAGCTTTCGACCTTCTTGGGGTCGTGCAAATCCGCCAGTGTTCCGCGTGGTTTGTTTTTGGCTGGGGCCTTCCAGCCTGCCGACTTCCAGAGGTTGCCGTCTGCATCCATGAACCCCCAGCAGCGGCTACGGTCGCTTACAGTTCCGTCCCGGTTCAATTCGGTATACACCAGACGAATCCAAACCTTACCCGGTTCGGCGGTCAGTTTGACCTGACAGATTTGCGGGGGTGCCGTATTCAAAACTTCGGTGGCGAAGTCCAGAGCGGCGGATAGTTCTTTGATCAATTCGGACATGGTTGTAACTCCTTAAATGGATTGATTGTAGCGTGCGCGACGGTCGGCGGCAATTTCTTTTTTGTACCGTTTGTTAAAGTCCCCGTTAAAATTCCGGGAAGTCTGAAAAGCTACATCAAATGCATGTTTTGCTTTCCGAAACTCCGGGGTAGCTTTGATATGGTCCGGGGTCATGCCCATTGCACCCTTGAACTGATCGAATTGTCGAAGTTCCGCCGACGCCTCATCCAGAGCTTTGTCTAGGAGGGCCTTTGCTGCTTTGGCGACGATGTAAGACATGTTCGGACCCTCTATCGGTTGGTGTGATTGCAGTTTACTAGGGGTTACATCAAATTGCAACCCCTTTTTATCAACCCTGCATCCAGTGAACAGCGTTCCATTCGTTACCGGTGCGCCAGATGGACCACCCGTAATCCATCAACTGCCGATAGTTACCCATCCCATCACATTGATAGGTAGTGGTCGAACCGCCTTTTTGGCGAGCCACGGTGTAATAAGGAGTGGCGGCGGTTGCGTCGGAGAATTCGGAGATTGGGGCCAGAGTTCTGGTGTGAACCAATTCTGCGCATTTTTGTTGACCATCCGCAACAGCGGCGAAGGATGCGGTTACCAGTGCGATACCAAGAATCAGATTTTTCATTTTGAAAGCTCCTAAAGCGGTTGGTGTGATTAGATTCTAGCAAGGGTTTACATCAAATGTAAACCCTTTATCAAACTATTTTAGCTGTTATCGCGTGGGGTATACAGGCGAGCCGCTTCCCAACAATCGCGGGGCGACCCACATTCGATATTGCGAACGCAAGTATCACGCTTAGCCGGGTCTGTACTAACCCGGTATTCGTCCAACCCGGTGTAACCGTTGCGGCATTCAACCCCCAGATAGTACCCGGTTGCCTTCAAAGTCTCGTTCAATTCTTTGATATCTGCGCGTAGTGCCTGTACGGTGTAGCGGGTTTGACGTGCCATGATGTTTACTCGATTTGGTTGGTATGGGGTTAGTATAGCAGGGGTTGCATCAAATGCAACCCCTATTTGATGCTATTCACGTTTAATAATTTTGCATTTGATATCACCATTCAGGGCTTGACTTTTCCCGGACTTGCTGCCCCATGCCCTAGCGGCTAACAATTTCGACACTTCGCCTTGGTTGATTTCAATTTCAACCGTAAACTTTTGTCCGGTCAGCCGGTCTGTAAAGGTGTCTTGAAATTTCATATGTTCAACCCTGTTTGATATTGATGGTTGCACCGTTCAACATAGATATATCGAAACTTGCATTTTGGTATTGAATGGTATAACAACGATGTGCCCCGTGGTGGTCTTCCCAGTCCTGCACATCCAAGATATCACCATACCGACATAGTTCCTTCTTGACAGTTTCCAAATGTTTGTTTTTCAGAGCTTCGGTTATTTGTTCCAGTTTCATGACCATTTTCGAATTCCTGTTTCGGTTGGTGTGAGTTCATTCTAACAGCTATTTGATGTAATGCAAGCATTTGATACAAATATTTTTGGACAATAAAAAGCCCCTAGAATCAGGGGCTTGGATCAATTCAAACCGTGTAACTCCCGCCAGATAGCGGCTAGATGGTGTTCAACATCTTGAATTGATATGTAACCTTGTAACTCACTGTCCCCGGTGAATTTCGGACTTGACAGATACGCCCGGAATGATTGCAAGCTGTCATCAGCTAAGTTGATGCGGGTTGTAAGCTCATCAACTTGAGTTTGCATAGCGGTGATTTGGTTCGCCATGTCAAGCCCCTTCTATCGGTTCATAGGTGAAGAGTGTACGACCGTGGCTGTTACGGAACTCGGCACCGGGTTGCACAACAAACCAGCTTCGAAAGTCGGAAACCTGCAACATTCCAGCATGTACCCTGACATCATAGTAACGACCATCAATGTATATGCCGTTACCTTGATTCAGATGTTCGCGGATTTTCTTACTTGCTTGCAATGGTGTAAGTTTCATTTGTGTAGCTCCTTTGATTGTGTAGTCAGTATGATGCAACCTAACCACCCCGTCAAGGGATTGCATCAAATTATTTTTAGGCCGCCATCAGCCCAGACACCAACCGCTTCAAGCGTGCTCGACAGTTAGCCCAGCTTCTGTAATCACTGGGGGTTGAACTTGTGAAGACCGGCGACACACCGGGAAGGGTAAACTTTAGGTGCTTACCCTTGGTTAGTTCCACACTATAGCCGATCCCCTCGGCAAAGTTGACCAATTCCCGCATATCAGAATTTTTGATGAATTTGCGACACATGATCAAGCCCTTAGATGTTTTTGATTTCGTGGATTAAGTCGAGCACTTGAGTACAGTTAGACAATTCATCACCTAACTTGACCCGGCCATGATCTTTCATGGCACTGTAATACAACTTTCGGAACAACCCGGCATTTTTATAATCTGGTAATGCATACACCGACACAACCCTAGCAGCTTTGCTCATATCAGCCGCTATATGCATCACAGCGACGTTACGGCCTTGCACCTGATAAACATATCGGCTTGATCCGTTGAACGTCTTAAACAGCATTACAGAAGCCCCAGCGATATAACCCACTTCCTTATCGGTGATGCTGGGGCACTTGTCACACGGTGCTAACAAATCCTTTTCCATAGCCACCCCAATTAGATTGCCTTGATAATGTCCTGATTCTTTTCAAACCAGACCGCCAACTTTTGCAGGGCTTCGGCTGGGGTCTTGCCTTTGATTCGACGGAACTTCAAAACACTACGTGCTTGATGATGCCACGTCAATAAGTCAATATCAAACGAATTTGCGACGGTATTAACACCTTCGTTAAGTTGCATCATAAACCGCATATGACCACTAGCATTCATCAGAATCCCGCTAGAGCATTCGGAACGGTTGGAAACGTTGGCGAATTCGATTTCTACGTTATCACCCAGCAACTTACGAGGGCGTGCCAGTGCAATATACACCGGAAACAGTTCGACCATTTTTGCATTGAATATTGCACAACCTTCGGCGGCGTTGGTAACAGCTTCTTGAATCAGTTCGGCTTGGGTTTTCATTTTTGAATCCTTGATTTGGTTGGTGTGGTTCATTATAACCGGTTTCCAACCTATTGCAAGCATTTGATGCAAATATTTTTGAACAACAAAAAGCCCCTATTGGGGCGTCTTGTCTTCAACCGCTTGAATCAAAATCAAATCCTCTTGATTCCAATACTTGCAGCCGTGTAAATCATGGTCTAACCAGCATTCGCCTTTATCGCTGTAGGTCGCTCTGATATCGGCGGTTTGGTTGTCCTCTCGGCCTTCTGGACACTTCCAACCTTTACGAACCGATGCCTTTAAACCTACGGTGTCACCCTTCTTGAACACCCGATTAGTGGTCATATCAATCACCATTGATAGGAGTGATTTTGACGAACATCAGGTGTTCATATTCCTGATAGATGGCGGTGTGTGCCATTTCTTCGGTATCCGCGTAAACGTTGATTTGCACGGCATAGGTAACACCCAACGCCCCAGCCCGGCGACCATTAAAGCTAACGTGAAAGCCTTTAGGATTGGTCGAGTTCTTGCAGGTTATGTCGTGTGCGATAGCCATTTTTGAATCCCTATTTCGGTTGGTGTGCTGGAATTATAACAGGGTTGCATCAATTAGCAACCCCCTTACATCAAATTCTTTAGGCCCGGTTGGCGTTGGTCATCTTGATACGACCGGTCGGGGTTGTGCTGATGGTCACGTCTGCCAGCTTAGCAGGACTCATCGACAGATGTTGATTCAGGCCGGGAGCTGTCTTGCCGCTGATGATTTCACCGGTTTCGGTTTGGATGGTGAAACTATAAACCCCATTGCCATTGATGGTGAAGTGCGAGAACCACCATTTTTTAACGTCAACTATGGCGTAGGTCTTGGTCGCGGTTTTCATGATCTTTACTCGATTTGGTTGGTGTGGGGTTAGTATAATCTCAATTTGATGCAATACAACCCCTATTCCGATTTTATTTTCAGCGGCTGTATTCGAATTGGGTGTATTGCTCGATAAGCTCCCGATCCTCATCAACCAAATCAGCAGGATAAGACCAAACCCCACGGGTGTACCACAACTCAATAACCCGACCCGATGGCAATTGAATCTTTGTGAGGGTATTCCGATACGGTGTGTTTTCGTCTAGTTCCTCTTCTGGTCGGCAGCGAGCCCCACCCAATTCATCCGCCAGAATTTTGGCACGTTGAACACAAACCGATTGTTCCAAATGCATGCCCTCGATTTTCTCGACAGTATCAGTTGGGCTAGTAGCACCGGTCATCAGGTACAAACCAAGCAATGTATAGAGCATCACAGACCCCCAAACGAGTTATTAATTCCGAATACATCAACCGGTTTAACATCGGTAAAATCCAGTGCAACACAAACCGCCATATAATCGTTCGGACCCTTACCAACGTTAAATTGATTATTCATGTAATAATCAATGATTTCGTCTTCTGTTCCATTGATAGCGGTGTTAGAGGTGAATTCTACACCATCTTCGCCTTTCCAAGTCAGTTGTATTTCGCGACGGGCCATGATTGAATCCTCTGTTTGGTTTCGATATAGGTAGTCTACACCCATTTCAGACCATTGCAAGCATTTGATGCAAATATTTTTTGACAATAAAAAGCCCCTAGAATCAGGGGCTTATGATCAAATCAAGTCGGAAAGCTTAGAACCCAACGCGGATTCCACCATGTTGGTAATGGTCCGGGAGCTTTCACCGTACACAATAACACCACCCTTCGGCAGCCAATCGACTTGGCCCGGTTTGAACACGTCCACCCGCATGATGTTGTTACCTTTCGAATTAGCCACGTAGGCGCGACCATGACCGGCGTTTTCGGCCTTGGTCTGGGCTTCGATCAACCCGGACAGGATGCGGTCTTGCATTACTGGATGTTTCAGGCTGGTTTGAGTAAGCATTTTGATTAATCCGATTGGTTGGTATGGATTGAATTATACAGAACAGAATTGTTATGTCAATGATTACATCAAATTATTTTTAGACAACAAAAAGCCCCTTTCGGGGCTCTTTTCAAATCTTTAGAGGCTTTCGGCTAATGCAATAGCCGCAACTTTGCTCAAACCAGCCTGCACACATACATCAAACTCGCTCAGAACCATCCAGCGGGCCGACAGTGGGTTGTACTCGGCACGGTAGGCCGGTTGCATGGGTTGGCTGCTTACAACGCCCTGAGAGGGGTTATAGGCGGTTTGAGATACGGTCGTGGTTTGCATGGTGACGCCTCAAGGTA